AGTTTTTCATCTTCAACCTTTTTTATCTTAGCTTTAGCATAACGTTTCATAGCATCACCGCCCCAAGCATCATACATTAGTCCACCGCATCCCTCAGAATAAGGTACATCCTTATTTTGTTCATGTCTACTTAAAAAGCTAAACGCCCTTTTTATAGTTTCTAAGCTTATAGGCTCACGGTTTGCTAATTGGTTCGCTCTTATCTTTCCTACATCTGTGCCGCAAGAACCCCAACCGTTATTATCTGCCCATTCTAAAGCTCTTTTTGCGTTTGACGTTGCGCCCTTTGGATAATCTGTATAGCTCTCAAAATATTCTTCTTTTGATTGCTTAACATAAGTTGCTTTAGGTTGTGGTTTTTGTGCTGGATAACCTATTCTTTCGCGTCTTTCTTCTATTGTTAGTATTTCTCTTATTTCATTCTCTGAGGCTTGGGCTGTCGTTGGTCGCTTTTTAACTATCACAACCTTACCTTTAATCTCGTTGAAGTGAGCAACGTTAGTAAAGTAATCTTCAAATATCTTTTGTTTAGAGTCTACGTAGCTATTTTGCCATTCCTCAACCGCTACCCTCTTCTCGTCTGCGTTATTGCTCCATCCGCTATCACCTTTTAACCCTGCTATAACTGGATCAACTCCATGCCCTGTGTAAATTTCGTCGCGTATAGTGTTATTTAAGTTGATAAATCTATCATCTTGTCCATTGGCGTTAAGTGGTGTAATGTCTACCGCGCTATCTTTATCCTCGTTGAAAGATTTAATAGACTTGCCAGCGTTATCCGTACCGTGCAATACCGCGTCAAAATTAGCGACTATATCGCGCTTTTGCTCTTCGGTAGGATCACCGTTATAAAAATTAATTAAGTACCCACTTGTAAACCCGTTTTTAACGTTGTTTATAGTGAAGTTACTTATTTCGTAATCCGCGGCAATATAAGGAACGCTCGCCAGGTAGTCAGGTAAAGGATAAACTCCTAAATCTGGTCTATACTCTTTATAATAGAATAAGTATCTTTTGTTTTTATCTGGTGTTTCGTTAGGGTTAAATTCCTCAAACTCTACGAAGTCTTCATTATTGTGCGGCTTTCTAGACGACCAATCGGAAGTATAATAGTAAGTAGGTCTATTCCAATCTTGCGCTTCTTCATTCCAAACGGGCTTAGATACGCGGATATTTGAAAAGTCTATGTGATACGGTTCTACCTTATTACCCCCTTTATTAAATACCATCTCGTTAGCAAACCCACCAAAAATAGATAGGTCACTTACCGACCTCTCAAAAACTTTAGAGTCTTCTAACTTAGCAACAAAACCGCCAAGCTCTATTTTGTCTTGGAGACTTAAACCAGCACCGCCAAAGTTTAAACCTTGTCCTTTAATATAAGAACACTTCTTATTGATTATAGCGTTGTTCTTAGGGCTTGAATTATAAAGATGAATTAAATAGTCAGGATATCTATTTTTCCACTCGTCATCGTTTCCATATAGAACCCAATCAACTGTATTACGTTGCTTAAACTCTGGCGTCTTATGAGCGTCAAACTTCAATAAATCAACCCCGTTAAAAAAATATAAATTAGAAAGGCTCATGTGCTATATAAGTTACGTTAATTTCGTGTTCTATGTATTGGTTTGTAGAAAAGTCCGCAAGTATCATTATCCCTCTTTCGACTATCGCACCGCTTAAATCGGGGTCTAAATTCGTTGTACTCTCTTGTTCTCTTATTGTATAGTGATATCTTCCAGCGTTGAATAAAACTAAAGAACTATTTAGCCTATCGTCTACACCTTCAGTAATATTAAAAAGGTTTGCTCTAGTTCTAGCCGCTCCAGGTGTACTTTGATCCGCACAAATACAAGTATTCGACTGCTTAGTTAAATCACTCGTGAACTCAAATAAATAAGTAGGGCTACTTATCGTCGTCTTCTCCGCTAGAGTCAGTACTACGTTTTGCGTTTCTTGTCCCTTTTTTAGTCTTATTTGGCTCATCCTCAAAAATATTTAACCCTAATTTCTTATACAGTTCTTCTTTTCCTTCTTCAATCAAAACCATTCCGACTTTAGAACCGTGTCGAACTCCTATAAATTCCTTTTTAATTTTCATCACAATATACAAAAAAGGAGGTAATTAACCGTAATTAACCACCTCCTAAAGTTAAACAAAATTAAGCAATAGTTAAACCAGCTACTACGGCAGCATCTACCGTATAAGGCGGGTTACCTGAACGCGCTGTAAAAGTCAAAGTATGACCGTTGGCGTCATTCATAGCTGTTCCAGTTTGACCAGTAGCACCGTTTAAATCTGCGCCCTTGTCAATACCTATAGCCCAATATAAACCGTTATTGTCTTTTACGATAATAACGTTAGGTTTTCCAGCGACTAGCTTAAACTCTACGAATTTAGCCGCGCTCATTTTCATCATTGGAATAGTTACAACCGTTTCATAGACTTGGTTGCCATTCTCTTTACTCATTGTCGTAACAAAGTTAGCCGCTTCTTTTTTCATATAGTATCTATAGAAATTAGTAAGCGCAACTTGTGTTAATGTAGTGATCTCACCCGCAGTAATTACGGTAGCAGTCGCGTCGATATCGGTAAATTGAGTTAACAAAAACTCGCCTTGTTCAATACCTCCTAAACCATCTTCGCACTCTTCGGTGAAACCAGTAGTTAATACACAGCTCATATTATTTTTATTTTAAATAAAGGGGGAATCTCACCCCCTCTAATTATTATCTATTTTCTATTATGGTACTAAAGTAAACTCTACTACTTGCTCAGTAAAGAAAACCTGACAACCTCTTGTCCAATCAGCGTCTACCAAGATTTTCTTGTTAGTTACTGGATCAAGTCGGTATTCAAAATCTCCGTCGTTTTCTCCGTCCATACCGATAACTAGGTTAGTTGGATAAGTGATAAACGCACGGTTCAAAGTTCTCAACCCGTAAGTAGGACGTAAACGCATAGTAGTACCGTAGTACAAAGTATCTCCATCTTGCGATACGTAGTGGTACAAGTTAGCTGCTTTCAATGCAGAAATATAAAGATCGTACCAAGTAGTTGGAATGTAACAAACTACGTCATCACGCTCTCTCAACTCCTCTGTACGTGCTAACCACATATTCTCCAATACAGTTAAGATGTTTGCAGCAGTTACACCAGTTGCAACCGTAATGCCTCCTGTGTTACCGTTAACAGCTGAACCAGCATCGATAAGTTTAATCCAACCGTCATAACGCTGTAAGTTTACTGTTCCAGATGCAGTGTCTCCTTGCCAATCTGCTACGTCAGTAGCTTGTAACCACTTCTTAGATTTCTCTTCAAAGTAGATAGCAGCAATCTCTTCTGGCATTACTTGCTTGCCCTCCATTGTACCCTGGCGCAATAAAATTTGCGTCCACTTGTTACGAAGATCATTTAAACATAAATCCTCGCTTACTGTGATAGGTGCAACAGTGATCGAACGATTAGTAAAAGTAGTCGTTCCGCTTGCAGTACGTGAGCAGTTATCGCCGTCTTGGAATACTACGTCAGTCTCCATGTAGTGAAGATTGCTAGTACCTTTTAATCCTACTTGTTTTGTGGCTTCTCCAGCCGTTAATTCTGGTGATACTTGTAACTCACCAATCAAAGGAAAATCTCTATCCTCAATATATGCCGCTAAGGCTGATACATCAAAACTCATTTTTTTCTATTTTAGTTGTTTTGTAAAAATATGTTCCCTTTTTTCTCTTTCTTAAAAGGGTTGAATTGTTTCTTAACTGGCTCTTTGCTTGGCTCGTCAAGTAACGTTTTAAAAACCTCTTCCGAGAAGTCTTTAAGTTTTTTGAACTCGTCTTTTGCTTCGCCTTTGTTTTCTGTAAATTCAGCTTTTAAAGCTTCATTTTCTTCTTTCAAAAACTTAACAGTCTCCTGAAGTTCTGCGATCTTCTCGAAAATCTTTTCCGATTCGATACGCTCAATAATCTTTTTAACTTGCGCTTGCTCTGGTGTAGATTTGTCAGCCATTGGCTCTTCTTCAACCACTACTTCTGGCTCGTTAATCGCTGCGATAACTCCCGCTTCTTCGATAACGATAACTCTGCCGTCTTCTAGTTCATGCTCACCTACTGGCGCAGGCTGTGGTTCACCGTCTAACATAATTACTGCCGCTGCCCCAACTTCTACTGCTGGTTCGATAGTTAACTCTGTCTCACCGTCAACTAGCAAAACGCTTTCGAAGCCCTCTTTTTTAGGCTCTTCGATCTTCGCATCTTCTTCTTTGTTGAAGAAAGAAACTACTTTATCTTTTAACTCTTCTTTAGTCATATTTGTTTTTATTAAATCCTTTAACTTATTTGCGAATGTCTCCGCAGGACGTTCAAAGAAACGCCCCTCTATTGAGAACCCTTTAAAAGTTCCCTCTAGTACTTTATTCCACACGTCGTCATTTTCTACCTTCATAGAAATAAACCACGAACCGTCAGGCTCTTGCTTAAATCCTTCAGGAGCTTTAATGCCACGTTCTGAATCAATGATAAAAGACTCACATACAAAAACACCTTCTGCGAACTTACCGCTTTGGTGCATTTCGTTTGTGTTAGTCATTAAGTTGTTACGGTGAAAGTTGAGCCATATCTTTTCAATATTGCCCTTTCTGAATGTTACGTTATAGTAACCTCTTCGCTCGTCGTATCTAGGTATCTCTAAATCCGCTATCATAGCGTAGCCCGAAACAATACGTCTTTCTTTAGATTGTATCTTGAAATTTTGGTGCTTATTAAAAGCTATCCAATCCGACTCAATAGCTGGTTCGTCTACTAAAGCTATCTGAAACTCCTTTTGATCCCCATCGGGGATATCTAAAATAAATAAGTCCATACGTCTACTAAACGATAACAGAATTACTTATGTACTTTTTTTGATAGATTATACAAGAATCCCCTTACCCCTTGCATAATAGATAGAGATTGTTTAATCAAAATAGATTAACTCACATAGAAAGCATTTGTACCCCTTACGTTATTTTAAACGTGCCGATTAGCATTATTACGGCTTTCTACTCGGTTTTATATTCAACTTAAAAAAGTCCTGCAAGTCCTCGTTGATAGGTTTGGATCAGAGCGAGAATTTTAAAACCGTCTTTCTATGTGTAACTAAATCGTTTCTGAATTGGGTTTGTTTTTTATACGGTTGCCCCAAGGTAAAGCCGTTGATTCGGTTATTATGTATTTTATCGGTTACTTTTAATAAATAAAAGACGAGGGAAGCTAACCGAAAACCCCACCATTACGTGCAAGCCCTCGAGTACAAATATACAAAAATATTTTAAATAAAAAAACGCCCTACCGAAGTAGGACGCCAAACTATGAGAACAAAATCAATTTATGAAGTACAAATATAATAAATTTAATCAATTAAAGCACGTATGTTAATAGTTCTTCTATCTACTTCTCCGAATCTTTTATGGTACGTTATAACTTTACTGTCTCTACCACTTAACCAACCTCCACGACTAGCGTAAGCATCTTTAGCCGCTAACGTTCTATGCTGCTCGATTATCATTAGGTTAGTTTCTTTTACTTGCATATTATGTAAGTGCCCCGTATGAGCATAGACATTTTTAGACCTTCCAAATTGCTCTTTGAACTTTGCAGTAAATACTGTGTCAATGTTGTTTAATTTTCTTTTGTGTCCGTGATGATAGAATAATACAGTTTCGCCCCATTCAATACAATAATACGGATCGGGGCTAGTGTCTATTATAACGCGAGGCTCGTTCTCGTAGAACGCTGCAAACATCTCACGTAACCAAATAGAGCTGGATTCGTCATGGTTCCCCTCTGCCATTATTACGTTAACGGTTTGATACTTGTCTAGTAACATATTTATTACTTGCCTAGATACTCTTATAGCGATTCTAACAAGTTTGCTAAATCTAGTGTCAGCGTCTAGAACGTGCTTACTTTGAGGTGTTACGGCTAGTATTCCATCCCAATGTAGAAAATCCCCAAGTTGAGCGAAAATACAAGTACTTGCAAAAGGGCTATTGGTTATAGCATAACGGAAGTAATTCAATAAAACTTCTTCGGCTATTTTTAAATCCCAATCCGCACCAGTTTCTTCTCCCCATGCCATCATACCCAGGTGAAAGTCTGTTAAGGTATATTGATTAATCAACTCGCTCTCAACGATAGACATTTTATACTCACGAGGCTTAACGGGTTTAATGTCTTCTATTAAAGCCTGTACTGCTTCTCTAGCTGCTTTTAGTCTTGTTTCTTTGTCGACTTCGGTCTTAGTCCATTCCATGACTAAATTGCCGTCAGCGTCTTTTAAAGTTGATTTGCCTTTTATAATTAAATGCTCACCTCTTATTCGGCTTAATTCTGCCTGCTGCTTAGGAGTTATAAAATACTTCGGATTGCCCTTTTTAGGTTTCTTCTTAATCTCAAAGCCCAACGCTTTAGCCTCTTCGTTGTTAAGTCTAACTCCTGCTCTATTCATAGTTTTGAATTTGCAACTAAAATACAAATATTTTTTGACTTAGCCGAAAGTAGCCTGTTGCTTTATATTAGCAACCGTATCCTGTGTATTGGTTATGTCTTGTTCTAGTACGTAAACTTTTTGCGGTATATCTAAGAAAGTACTACCCGAATCGAATTGGTTATTATCTGGCGCATCTTGTGCTGCTCCTTCTGTGTCTGGCGCATCTATTTCACCGCCTCCGCTTATATTTCCTATACTAGGGCTAGGAGCGCGCAATATACTTGCGACTTGGGCAAACGCTCCCAATACCGTAGCAATTTGAGAAACGATAAATAAAGGTGTAGCAACTACCGCACCAGGTCCAGTGGCGGCAGCAGCAGCCGTTGCACCAGCAATAGCCGAACTAATAGCACTTGCCGTATCGATAGCAACTTGTGCAACTGCGAAAGCTTTCCTAATTTGCTCGTCTCTCTTTAATCGTTTACGTTCGTTAGCAGATAGTTTCTCTCCTGCTTGTTCTTTTGCTTTTATCCGTTCTATTTCAGCACCAAAAGCTAAGTCATTAATAGCATTTAAAGAGTTTAAAGATTGTTGTGCAAACTCTATTTTTGATTCGTTAAGGGCTTGTTCTTCTGCTATTCTATCTTGAATGTTTTGCGCTTCCTGATCTTTTAAAGCTTGCTGTGCTTCTAGTTCTTGTTGTCTAAAATCGTTACGAATATCTAATAACTCTGCTTCTCTCGCTGCTTCAAGTATGGCTATATCTTCTCCGTACTTTTCAGCCTCCGCAATTAAAGCAAAATACTTATCTCTAACTGCGTTCTCTTGTTGGTCTTGTTCGGATATAAACCTATTGTTATACTCGTTTTCAATAGCTTCTACTTTGTCGTAGAAATCCATTAACGCTTTTGTCTCTTCTTGTATTCGTTTAGTCCTAGCGTTTAACGCTTCTTGGTCTTTCTTCTCTTGTTCTTGTCTTAATTTATCCGCTTCCTGCGATCGTTTCTCGCGCTCCTTTTTTTCTAACCCTGTTATTCTAGCTTCTGCAAGTCTTACCGCGTCCTCGTTCTTCTTTAATAGTTCTTGCGCTTCGTTGTTTAGTCTTTCAAGATCAACACCTCTTGACTTCATTGATTCGATAAACTGCTCCTCTGACTGTCCAGATAGTTCCGCTTGTAGTTTATAGTAGTCTATCCATGATTGAATTTTCTTTTGGTTAGCGTCTAATACGGCTTGCGTTTTAGCCAATTCCTCTTTTAGAATCTGTTTGCTTATTTTACTTGACTCTTCGCCAGACGCTTCTATTATTTCCAGTTCGGTTTCTAAGGCTGAAATTTTATCATTAGAGGCTTTTATTAAAGCGTCCCTCTCCTCTTCTATTTGCTTAATTCTTTCTTTATGCGCTTTAGCGTTTTCCTTTTGCCTTTTCTCGTTTGCGGTCATGGCTTTGTTTTCACCATCTTCAATTTCTCCAAACAAAGCTTCGTAGGCAAGAATTAACCACCCAATCGGGCCTAATAATAATAGGATAGTGTCACTTAAACCAGCGAACGATTTTATGGTGTCTTTAACCCAATTGGAGACTTTTTCAAAATTAGAAATTAATAGACCTAATCCAACGACTATTAAACCTATTCCCGTAGACGCTAGCGCTATCCTAAAAGCTTTCAAAGCCCCCGTAGAAGTTCCGACAACAGCAGTATAAAGCCCCTGCGCTGCTGCAGATGCCTTAGTAGCTATAGCGTCTTTAATCTTAAATATTAAACTTTCTTTATCTAACGAGTTTAGTAACTTACGGGCAGATGATACGCCCTCAATAGCACCCTTAAACGCCATTGATACACCTAACGCGGTTTGTATGCTCGCGGCTATTTGTTCCATTGTTTCGGACTCACCACCAAGTAAAACGAACGCACTGGTAACATCTCCAACCGCACCTGCTACACTTCCAAGTTCAGAAGCTTGTTGTTCAACGTCTAAAG